TAAATGTTTCTTTGGCTGGACTACAGAAAAATCTGATTTTAAAGGTTTTGATTGGAGAGTGCCAGCAGGATGTGGTGGCGATGATAAGGTAGGCATATGGGCCTGTCTTAATTTACTATACAATCTGGACAAATGTAAGCTAGCATTCTTTGCTGCTGAAGAAGTAGGAACTGTAGGCTCTAAGAAGGTTGATAAAAAGTTTTTCAAAGACGTAGGATACGCTTTACAAACTGATCGTAGAGGTAATGATGATTTTGTTACAAAAATATCAGGCAAATGGTTGTCTGGTAAAGAGTTTCAAAACAAAATCTCCAGCATACTTAAAAAGCGCAACTTTAAACTTCAGCCTAATGGCGGCCTTACTGATGTAAAGGCGGTTAAGTCTGCCGATATAGATATATGCTGTGCTAATATATCTTCAGGCTATTACAATCCTCATTCAGATGATGAATATGTAGTAGAAAAGGATGCTTTAAACACCCTTGGTTTAATGTATGATATCGCTAAACATTTAGGTAATACATTGTGGGCACACAAAGCTCCTGAATATCAGATATATAGTGGAATAAGTTCTTGGAATAAAATAAAAAGAAACAATAATATAGATTATGCTAAGGACTGGATAAAGCAAGAGGAGGTAAACGATTGGAATAGGTCGTTTTCGTCTCCTTCTAAAGAAAAAGGTGAATGTCGTTTTTGCTCTGCCGAAGCCCGCATAATTAATAACTCTGAAATATGTGTTAATCCAGACTGCAATGAATGTGATGTCCAATACACTATGGATTTTATGGATGATTATGGATACAATGGTGGCGCATTTTATGATGCAGAACAAATTTATCCAGTAACAGATAAGCATTTTCAATTGCTCGGATATTATAGTCCAGCCAAAGATAAACTTTACTATAAACCAAAAGAAATTGCATACCAAAACCCAAAACAAATTAAAATGCCGTTTTGATTATGAAAACAGAAACAATAAAGTTTAAAAAATTCTCTGCAGATGATTTAATAGAATATTTATTAAGCAATAATCTGCGTCAAATACATAGATTGACAGAACAGATTGTATATCATATAGAACATGATATAGAATTTGTTATTATGCAATCAGGTTTGTTTGAAGGATATAGGATTGTTCCTAAATGGAATCTAGGAGAAAAGTCTTCAAGATTAGATGATGTTTGGTATAATTGGTATATTAAGTCAAGTGAATCTTTCCCAGAAGATATGTTTGATAAAAGAACAATGAAAGATTACGAAACCCCCTGGGGAATGCAGGAGCTATATATGCCTTGGAGCTTATTCAGGGTGTCGCCAGGTCTCTTGGAGTTATTTAATAATGTTCCAAGATGTGGGCTTCATGGTTTTCTTGAAGATTATAGTATAGGTAATATACAACCACACATAGGGACATTAAGTAATCAAGCAGAAGAATGGCCCTTGTCTTTATCAATAGCAATAGATGATAAAAGCAAAATTAGTTTCTTTACTCCAAAGAAAATATATGATATGCTTAAGTCTGATGCTTTAGGATTTACTACATGGTTTGATAAAACTAAATCGCTTGCCGAAAACATGTCTGATCATAGCCTAAGAAAAAGGAAGGGAACTATGACAAGTTTTGGTAGGGCATTAGAAAAACTATGCAACTATCACAGAAGCTGGGATAGAACATATGAAAATCAATTTGAAGATGCGTTTATGTTAAACGGATTAGATGATTTAAATGTGGAATTTGAATTATGGCCTGCTAAAAGAATTCCAGAAGCTTATCATGGAGATAACTACTGGCAAGATGAGGGAGGAAACTCACACGGAACACTAGGAAGATCTTGTATGCGTAGTGAACAAGACCAAATGAAAGTAAAGTTTTATGCAAGGCTTGGGAAAAACTTAAAAATACTTGTTCTAATTAAAGATAGCAAAATCATGGCTCGTTCATTAATTTGGCAAAACTGCTATAACCGTAGATGTAAGGATTCTTTCCAAGTAATGGATAGAGTATATGCTCACTCAAATAAATACGAAATATTATTCCATAACTATGCTAAAAATAATGGAATTGTTCGTAAAAAGTTAAACTCTTACACAAACAATACTCTTATACAGCCTTGTGGGAAAGGGGGTATTGGTGCGTGTTTTACACAACTACCAGGATCTATTAAAAAAATGTATGATTCTGACAAAAACTGTGATAGACATGAGAAAAAATTATATTGGCCATGGTTAGACACTTTTAAATTTTATGATTCAGAAGCAAACTGTCTTGTGACACATAAACAACTAGGGGGTAGATATAAAATGCAAAGCACTAGCGGGCATCACAGTGCACGTTTATATAGTGAATATAGCTTGCCTACTTATGAAGATAAAACCCAAAAATTGATACAAATAATTGAATCAAAAAACCTAAAATTAACTTGTTAAATTAAAAAAATGCAGATAGTTTTGTATGGCTTTCTAATAGCCATGAGTATATTAGTACTAACCTGGAAGACAATAGGAAGAAAAAGCATTGCTAAAAACTGGATAGCCCTAGATTGGATAATGATCGTAGGCTGTCTTTGGTTTCTTGGCGGTGGTGTTACTGGTAATCTAAGCGTAGCTGTTGCTGGACTGTTCTTTACCATATTCCTTTGGCTTATTAAAAAATCAACTAAATGACTAATGAAGAATATGAATCAATCCTTTTGGGGACTATAATAGTTAATCCAGAGGTTTACTACAAAAACAGCAAGAAAATTAATTCTTTAATGTTTGACAATGTAGAAAATCAATATGTTTATCGTGCTTATGAAAAGCTTATTAAAAAAGGTGAAGAGCCAGGGTTAATAAAGATGAATAAAGAGTTTGGCATGGGCTCTAAGCTCTCGTCATACCTTATAGGCCTAACAACATTGCCAGTGTTGTTGCCTAGAGAGCTTGATAATATGATTGCAGCTTTAGAAGAAAAGTCTAAAAATAAAATCATAAACAGTTTTGTAGAGCAACTACACAATATGTCCCTTAACAATGAGCCTTTAGAAAAAATGTTGGCTTATATGGACAAAACCCACAACCAATTAAACTATAATGAATCCGACACTAATAAGAACTTTATAGCACAGCTTAAAGATTTCAGAGAAGAAATACAAAAGCGAATGACTACTGAGGGAATTACTGGTATAACAACTGGATTCCCGCAACTAGACGAATTTACTAATGGCTGGCAAGAAACAGATCTTATTATCGTTGGGGGCGCATCCTCAATGGGTAAGACTAGTTTTGCTGTGACCCTGGCTTATAACGCTGCTTTATCTGGGAAACCAACAGCTATATTCTCTTATGAGATGTCTGCTATACAGATTGTGCAACGTATAATAAGCACAAATTCAGGCGTTAAGCAAAGATGGTTAAACAAAGGCGCTCTAGATAAAAAAGAATTAAAGAAGATAGATGACACTATTAATAAAGTTGAATCAATTCCTTTAATTATAGACGATTGCAACAATACATCGCTGTCTTACCTTATGACTAAGATTAAACAGTACGTGCACACATCAGGCGTAAAGCTTGTAATGGTTGACTACCTTCAGCTTGTTTCTGCTTCTAGCGGAAGATCTGGCAACAGAGAGCAAGAGGTAGCCAAAGTAGCACGAGGTCTTAAAAACTTAGCTAAAGAGCTCAGTGTATGTATTATGGCATTATCGCAATTAAGTAGAGGAGTAGGCGTAAGATCTAACTCCCGACCAACGCTATCAGACTTAAGAGAGTCTGGAGAAATAGAACAAGCTGCAGATGTTGTTGTCCTCTTATACCGACCTGAGTATTACGGGATATATGAAAACGAAGAGGGACAACCAACAATAGGCTTATCTGAAATTATTTTTGCTAAAGGCAGAAATATAGGTATTGGCACAATCAACCTAAAATTCATACCAGAATTAACAAAATTTGAAGATTATGAATGAGGATTTTATTTATGGCACCATAGCCCTAACGGTTATATTTGTCATTGCTCTATTCTTTCTTAAGTTATTTATTGCCGTGGCTGGCCCTGTTTTCCTTGTGTTAACAGCTGGCTTTATAGTATATAAATTGCTTAAGTGGCTTGGTGCATAACTTGTTTAATTTGTTAAAATTTTGTATCTTTACATGAAGAAAAACAAATCAAAATTAGACGAAATCTACGAAGAAGTAGCTTATGAAACTGGCGAAAAACCATCTGTTGTAAAAGAGATAGTTCAAGAAGTTTTTATAGAGGCTGCTTTCTTTTTAGTAACCAAAAATGCTCCTGTAATGATTAGAAGATTTGTAAAAATCGTTAAGGCGCTAAGAACAACCAAAAAATTCTTAAAAAATCACAATGATTATGAAACAAGAGACAATTAATCTCAAAGAATTAACCAGAGAGCTCCCATATAAATGGAGAGTACAATCAGCGAGATATGGAAAAGCATCTTGCGTAGCTTACATTGATGCGCGAGACGCACAAGATTTATTAGATGATGTAGTGGGTCCAGGTAACTGGCAAACAGAATACTATGAGTCTTGTGGCTTGCTTATGTGTCGTGTGGGAATTAAAGTCGGAGACGATTGGGTCTGGAAGTCAGACACGGGAACCGAGTCTAATGTTGAAAAAGACAAAGGACACGCCTCTGACGCATTTAAACGCGCTTGTGTATCCTGGGGTATAGGAAGGTTCCTATATCGCCTTAAAATACAGCAAATACCAACCAAAGAATATAAGGGTAAAGAATATCCTTATACTTCTGAAAAAGATCAAATCATCTTTGATGGCGAAGTCTTAACCAAATATATTAATTGGAAAATAAAAAATGGAAAATAATCAATTAATGAACGTTCTGCGTAGCGAAGCTATATATGAATTTACAAACCACATTTACACAGACAGCCTAACCAATGAAATCATGGATTATCTAAGAAATCAATTTAAGATAAATCCACAGTCCGATAAGGACGATATGGTCTATAGTCAAATATGGATGATAATTAACATGAACAACCAAAAAATAAAAGAACAAATTAAAACTAAGTAATTATGAACAATTGGAATTTAGATCAAACAGAAACCTCAACCGATAATTATTCTAAAAAAGAATATAAAAAAATTGAGTATTTAAGAACCCCTGGCGCCTATAAAGTAACTGTCAATGGAATGACTGACTCTGCTAATGTAGAGGGCTATAGTGGCTCTCCATATGTAGAGTTCACGCTGTTTACAGTAGATGGTAAAAAAACACGAGCAAGATTTTGGACACCAAAAGAAGCTGATGCTGAAAAAACCGCAGACTTTAAGCGCAAACTATTAAAAGAGTTTATGATTAACTGTGGCATTACAGACTTTAGCGATATGAATACTGCTTTCTCTAATGTAACAGGCAAAACTTTAAACGTTTGCTTTACTACTCGTGAGTATATTAGAACGGACAGAGAAACTGGTGAGCCAGGAGTTGGCACAGCTTTAGACTATAAGTTTTCTAAAAAAGCTAATGAAAACGTTAAATATGATCCTAAATATAACAAGACATTAAATCAAGATGACTTGGCGACTTTAGAGCAGCTTAAGTCTGCTTGGTCTGGACAGGCTTCAACCAATCATGAGGAAGACGACAACTTGCCTTTCTAAAAAAATCTTTATCTTTGTGGCTTAAACCATAATAGATGAAAATCTTTATACCAGGTAATGTTCCAAGCTCTAAAAATTCTAAACGTTGGACAGGAAAGATGCTAATCAACTCTAAGACGGTGATGAAGTATATTAAAGAGACAAAGGGGCATTACCTGCAGTATAAAGTACTATTTAGAAATCAAATAAAAACCAAAGAACTCCCTGTGACAATATCTTTTAAGTTTGTAAGAGGATCAAAGCATAAATTTGATTACATAAATCCCGCACAAACCGTTCAAGACCTTATGGTTAAAAATGGTTGGATAGAGGATGATAACTGTGATTATATGATACCATGTTTTGAACCATATGAATATAATAAAGAAAAACCAGGAGTATATATTGAAATTATATGATTGGATTAGAAGAAAAAGAAGAAAAGTCTGCCCCGTGGATTAGAACAAATAAACAATGGAGTAGGAAGATGTTAGATTTTTACAAATCACATATTTATGATGTTTGTTATGTAACATTTGGAATAACTTCAAAAAGTTTAAAATCAAAAAACAAGCCAGCAGACTACATTCTTTGTAGAAAAACACTTTGCAATGCACTGATTTTAAAGTATGGGGTTCACCCTACAATTATGGCAGACTTTATACACAAGGACAGAACCACTGTTCTTTATTATTTAAGAGTGCACGAAGGGCATTATGAGTTTCATTCAGAATATAAAGAGGCTTATGATGCATTAATTTCTAACTTAGAAATGTTTTTAAAAAATAATGACCTTTTAGATCTTTGTGATAAAAAGCAAAAAGAAACTTTTGAGCTTGACAGTATTAGATATACTCTCACAAAGTTAAAACAAGAAAATCAAGACCTTAAAAAATCAATCAATTCATTAAAAGAAATAATCAATTAATTATGGCAAAAAGAAAATCATCAAAAAAAGATTCCCAAACAGTTGAATTAACAATTGACGGAGCAAAAGTAATAGTACCTATTTTGGTAGAAAAGCTTTTAAAAGACCAAAAAGAAACAATTCATTATTTGGAACACGTACTATGCCTTTGGCATTATAAATCTTATTCTAAAAATGGAATAAAAGAAGGAGATCCAAACTATGACAATGAATTAGCTAAATTTATTGAAGAAATGGTTCCCTCTTTTAAAGAGCGAAATAAGCTGTTCAAAGAGACCGATCAAAAAAATGAAAAAAAAGATGACGATTCGCTTGGAGACAAGAAAGTTAATTAGTTAATTTTGTATTGTCTTTCTCGTAGAACGTCCTGTTCTATAGTTTTTCATTGTTTTGGTTGGTTGGCACGGGCTCCTTTTGGGGCCTGTGTTTATTTAAATACTTAACAAATGGATGAATTAGATAAAATATTTCAACAACAAGAGCTCCCTATTAGTGAGCCTGTACAATGGTGGCAGCTGGATAGAATAGAACAAATGCTTGAGCTTTGTTCTTATCCGCCAGAAATAGAAGCTGATATCACCAACAACCTACCAACAACAAAAGAAGAAGCAAACATCCTTTTACAAAAGCTTTGGTTTGACCACATACCAAGGGATCCAAAAGATCAGCTAGATAAAATGATTAAGCTTAAAACATTGATATGAATCGTTATAAACTATCAAAACTAGTACCAGGCTATAGGATTAAACCAAGCCTAAGAGACAAAAAACTGTTAGCCCTTCCTTGGGAGGTAAAAGAACCAACCAGAATTATTATTTCTGGAGGAGAAAGCTGCTTGTTAAATG